TTTGAGGCCGAGGCCTTCGCCGATGCCGCCGGCAACATCGGCTACCTCTGCATGTACTGACATGATGACGACCGTTATCGTTCGCCCGTTGCCAGGTGCGCCGCTGCTTGTGCGGATCGCCGCTTGGATTCGCGGGCTGTTTCTTCGCCGTTTTGTTTTGCGTCTCGTAGGCATCGATTGTGTGGTCCTTGAAGGGCGTGTCTATGCCGTGCGTGCCGCGCCAATGATGGTGGTGCGTGAGTTGGTGCCTGCGCTCCTGCGCTGCTCGGAGCGGTTCCGTGCAGTGCAGATCACCGAGGAGCTTTACGACGATTTCATTACGGCCCTGGCTCTTGGTCTCGGCGTGAAGCGTCGGACAGTCGAACAACTGCATGTGCCGCTGTGGCATCTCGGTGCGGTGATTGAACTGATTGCACGCGTTAATGGGATGCCGGTGGTCGAGACTGGGCGCGATCCGGGAAAGTTTCTGGCGGCGCTGATGCAATCGACTGGGACGGGCTCTACGCCTACCTCGTCAGCGCCGCCGGCTGGACCTGGGACTACGTCGATCGGCACGTAACCCTGCCTCAGGCCGATGCGCTATTCCGCCACTGGAAAGCAGTCCCGCCGCCCGCGGTGCAGCTCAAGCGCATCGCTCTGGCGCTCGGCATTCCGGAACCCCGTGTACAAACGCTCGCACGCACGCCTCAGGACGCATTCCGTGAAGCGCTCGCCGCCGGCCTGCCGGTTATCGACGGCCGTCCCGATGATCCCATGCTCGACCTCCTGGACTGATCATGAGTGACGATACCCGCGCCAAGATTGTCGTCGACGGCGACGTATCCCCCCTGCGACAGAGGCTGCGCGAGGCGACCGCCGACCTCAAGCGAATGGGCGTCGAAGGCGAGGGCGCGCTGTCTCGTATGACGGGGCCGCTCGGCTCGCTGCAGTCCAAGTTCATCGCCGTGGGCGCGCTGCTCGCCGGCGGCAAAGTCTTCGGCGCCGCGGTGGATGAATCGAAGCGCCTGACCGGCGAGGCCAACCAACTGGCGCGCGCGCTCGGCATCAGCGCTGGCGAGGCCAGTGTGCTCAACGTGGCGCTCGGCGACATCTACGTCGGGGCCGACGATTTCGCCGGCGCGGCCCAGCACCTGGGCCGCCAGTTGCGCACCAACGAAGCCGACCTCAACGCGCTCGGCCTCAAGACGCGCGACGCCAATGGCCAGTTCCGCAACATGAAGGACCTGGTCTTCTCTGCCGTTGAGGTCCTCAAGTCCTACAAGGAAGGCACCGACCGCAACCTGGCGGCGCAGACGCTGTTCGCCAAGGGCGCCGGCGAGGCCGCCAAGCTCGTCAAGCTGCAGGCCGATTCGATGGAGCAGGCGCGCATCAAGGCGGAGTCCCTTGGCCTGGTGATCGGCGTGCAGAACGTCGAGGCCGCCAAGGAACACAAGGCGGCGATGAACGACGTCGACGACGTTCTCAGCGCCATCAAGAAGACCATCGGCGACGCCGTCATACCGGTGCTGACGCAGTTCGGCAAGTGGTTTGCCGAGGTTGGCCCGTATGCGGTAGTCGCGTTCAAGGGCACGATCGGCGGCCTGATCTCGCTGTTCTGGGGGCTCAAGACGGCGGCCGGCATGGCGTTCCAACTGATCAACGCCGCGGTGGTGCAGGTGGCCGAGCCGATCCGCGCTGTGTCGGTCGCCTTCTGGAAACTGATCCAGGGCGACTTCGAGGGCGCGAAGGCAGAGATCGCCAATATCCCCAAGGTCTGGAGTCAGGCTTGGAACAGCTCGTTCGATTCCATCGTCGCGTCGGCCACCGAGGCACGCGACAAGATGTGGAACCTGTTTGCCACGCCTGATGCCATGCCGGCGCCGAGCGGCAAGGGCAAAGGCTACGTGGCGCCGCCGAAGGACGAGAAGGACAAGGAACCCAGCTTCATGGCGACCTACGAGGCGCGCCTGGCGGAACTGAAGAATCAGTACGAGCAGGAGAACGGCCTGCGCCAGTTCAGCAAGGAACAGGAGCTGGCCTACTGGCGCGAACTGCAGGCGGCCTACCAGCTGACCTCGAAGGATCGCCTGGCGATCGCCAAGCGTACCGCGACGCTCGAGGTCGAGATCCGCCGCCAAGCGACCAAGGAACTGCGCGACCTTGAGCAGGTGGCCGTCGATAGCCGGCGCGCCGCCTCGCTGGCGCAGATCCAGTACGAGGAGCAGCAGGCCAAGTTCGCGCGCGAGAACGGCGAGATCACCAAGGTGCAGCTTGTCGAACTCGAGGAGGACTTCGCGCGGCGCCGCTTCGAGATCGAGTACCAGGCGCTGCTTGAGCGTCTCGAACTGGCGAAGAGCGATCCGAACATGTCGCCGGCTGAGATGGCGCGCATCAAGGAACAACTGCTCGAGGTCGAGCGCAACTACCAGCTGCGCCGCGGCGAGCTTGGTCAGCAGAAGAAGGAAGCCAACGGCTGGGGCGGCTTCTTCGACGACGCCGGTTCGGCGTTTGGTCAGATGGCCAACTCGATGCTGACCCGCGCTCGCACGCTGCAACAGCAGCTGGCCAGCGTCTTCATGTCGATTTATCAGAGCTTCGTCACGAACCTGATCACGAAGCCGCTGGGGGAGTGGATCGCGGCGCAGGTGCGCATGCTCGCCATCAAGATGGGATTCCTTTCGCAAGAGCGTGCTGCAGATACGGCGGCCACCGCTGCCGCTGTCATCGCAAAGAAGGCCGAGGGCATCGGTGCAGTGCAGGCGAACGCAGCCGAGGCAGCCACCGGTGCCGCTGCGTCGCAAGCCATGATTCCGATCATTGGTCCCGAGCTGGCCATGGCGGCAATGGCGGAAACCTATGCGGCGGTGTCCGGCTTTGGGCTTGGTGCCCTGGCTTCCGCGTCTCGCGGCTACGACATCCCCAAGGGCCTCAACCCTCTGACGCAGCTCCATGAAGAAGAAATGGTGCTGCCGCAGAAGTACGCCAACGTGATTCGCGGCTTCGCCCAGCAGGGCGGCGCGGCGGGCGGCGAAGGCGGCAGCCTCGCCATCCATGCCGAGAGCGACAAGGATGTGGTGCGCGTCGGGCAGCTCAAGAAGCTGCTGCGCCAGATGAGCCGCAACTTCGTGGATGTGAAGCGCTGATGGGCAACGCCGTCTATCCCTCGCTGCCGGGCCTCGAGCCGACCGTTCGCAAGCTGCCCGAGTTCTCGACGCTGATCAGGCGCTCGGTCTCGGGCAATGAGGTTCGGGCGTCGCAGCGCGCCTACCCGCTCTGGGAGTTCGTGCTGGGCTATGAGGTCCTGCGCGGCGGTGTCGAGCTTGAGCTGCAGACGCTCGTCGACTTCTTCTGCGCTCGTCGCGGCGCGTTCGATTCCTTCCGCTTCACGGATCCCGACGACTGCACGGTGACTGGCCAGCAGTTTGGCACCGGCGATGGCGCGACGCTGCAGTTCCAGCTCGTGCGCTCGATGATCGCCGGGGGCTTCCTCGAGCCCGTCATGAATCTCAACGGCGCGCCGACGATCTACAAGGCCGGCGTCGAACAGTCGGCGGGCTACACCGTCTCGGCCACCGGCATGGTGACGTTCGATGCCGCGCCGGCCATCGGCGCCGCGCTCACCTGGGACGGCGCCTACTACTTCCGCTGCCGCTTCCAGCGCGACTCCAGCGAGTTCGAGCGCTTTCTCGAGGATCTCTGGAAGAACAAGAAGGTCGAGCTGGTCGGTTCGCTGGGGACGAAGATATGAAGACCGCGCCGCCTGAAGGCGTCTCGCTGCTCGCTTCCGGCCGCTTCGTCTTCGCCGAGCTTTTCACCTTCACGCAGCTCGACGGCACGATCTACCGCTGGACGACGGCCGACGTCGACGTGTCATGGGGCGGGCACACCTTCTCGGCCACGGGCCCCGAACTCAAGCGCGGCAACATCCGCCATGCCGTCGGCGTCGAGGTCGACACGATGGAACTGACCATCATCGCCGATCCTGCCGAACACCTGATCGCCGGGCTGCCCTACCCGCACTACGCGCGTAATGGTGGCTTCGACGGCACGCGCGTGCTGTTCGAGCGCGCCTACATGGCCGAGTGGAACACGCCCGTCGTCTTTGCGCTGATCAAGTTCTCGGGGGCAGTTTCGGACGTCACGCCGTCGCGCACTCAGGTCGTGCTCTCCGTCAAGTCGGACCTCGAGCTGCTCAACGTCAAGGTGCCGCACAACCTCTACCAGGCGGCGTGCCTGCACACGCTCTACAACGCCGGCTGCGGCCTGGTCAAGGCGTCCTTTGCGGTGGCCGGCACTGTCGCGGCGGGAAGCACAACGACCCAGATCGGGTGCGCGTTGTCTCAGGCCGCCGGCTGGTTCGACCAAGGCACGATCACCTTCACGACCGGCGAGAACGCCGGCGTCATGCGCACGGTCAAGAGCTACGCGCCGGGGTTGTTCAAGCTCTCGCTGCCCCTGCCGGCCGTGCCGGCGCCGGGCGACACCTTCAACGCCTACCCCGGCTGCGATCGCACGCAGGCCACCTGTGAAGCGAAGTTCAACAACAAGCCGAGCTTCCGTGCCACGCCCTACGTGCCGGTCCCGGAGACCGCGCTATGACCGAGATCGAGGAGCGCCAGGCGGTGATTGCCGAATCGCGCACCTGGTTGCGCACGCCCTGGCATCACGAGGCGCGCCGCAAGGGCGCCGGCGTCGATTGCGCCAACTACCTGATCGGCGTCTATGCGGCATGTGAGCTGGTGCCGGAATTCCAACCCGAGCACTACCCGTCTGACTGGATGCTGCACCGGAGCGAGCAGAAGTTCCTGCACTACCTGCTGCAGTACGCGCGGCCGGTGGCTGAAGGCAAGCCCGGCGATATCGCCATGTTCTCGTTTGGCCGCACGGATTCGCATGGCGCCATCGTCGTCGCCTGGCCGCGCATCATCCACGCCTACCGCCCCGAGCGCGGCGTGGTGCTGACCGATGTTTCCGGCGCCCTCGCGGACCGCTTCGCCGGCTTCTATCGTCTCAACAGGTGGGCGTCATGAGCGGCCTGTTCGGCGGCGGCAATCAGACCATCTCGACGTCGTCGCCGATGCTGGGCGCACTGCGCGTGCAAACGTCTGCATTCGGCATGGCGATCCCGATCATCTGGGGCATGACGCGCGTGCCGGCGAACTTGATCTGGTACGCCGACTTCAAGGCCATCCCGCACACGACGACCACCAGCAGCGGCGGCGGTGGTGGCAAGGGCGGTGGCGGTGGCGTATCCAGCAGCAACACCACCTACACCTACCAGACCGCCGTCGCGATGGGGCTTGGCGAAGGGCCGATCTACGAGGTCCGCCGCGCATGGGCGGACAAGGAACAGCACACGCTGGCGTCGCTCGGGCTGACGGCATTCCTCGGCACCTATCCGCAGGCGCCGTGGGGCTACGTCGAGACTTATCACCCCGAGCAGGCGATCGGCTACCAGGGCATTGCCTACGTTGCCGGCGCCAGCTACGACCTCGGCGACAGCGCGAGCCTGCGCAATCACACCTTCGAGGTCCTCGCGCGCGCGCCGTTCGACGTCGCCGGCGGGATCTTCGACGCGAACCCGAAGGACATTCTCACCGAGCTGCTGACGGCACAGCACTTCGGCGCCGGCTTCCCGAGCGCCAAGCTCGGCGACCTGGCGCACTACAGCGACTACTGCGTCGCGCTCGGTCTCTTCTTGAGCCCGGCGCTGGCCGAGCAGAAGCCGGCGCAAGAGTATGTCGCCGAGCTGGCCAGGATCACGAACGCCGAGCCGGTGTGGTCGGGCGATGTCCTCAAGGTGATCCCGTATGGGGATGAGGCGGTGACCGGCCACGGCGTCACCTTCACGCCGAACGTGACGCCGGCCTACGATCTCAACGACGACCACTTCCAGGCGCCGGACGACGAAGATCCTGTGCGCGTCCTGCGCAAGACGCAGGCCGACGCCTTCAACATCGTGCAGGTCGAGTTCCTGGATCGCGAGAACCAGTACAACATCGATATCGCCGACGCCAAGGATCAGGCCAACATCGAGCTGTACGGCGAGCGGCCCATGGACGTGATCAAGGCGCACTGGATCTGCGAGCGCGCCACCGCCGACCTCGTCGCCTGGCTGATCCTGCAGCGCGTGCTCTACGTGCGCAATGAATACGAGTTCGAGCTGCCGTTCAACTTCGACCTGCTCGAGCCCATGGACCTCGTCACGCTGACCGATCCCGGCCTTGGCCTCGACATGACGCCCGTGCGCATCAAGTCGATCGACGACGATGCCAGTGAGACCCTCAAGATCGTTGCAGAAGAGTTCCCGGCCGGCGTCGCAACGGCTGCTCGATACCCCTCGCAAGCTGGCGCGGGGTATGCGGTCGATTACAACACGGCGCCTGGCAACGTCAATGCGCCGACGATCTTCGAGCCGCCGCTGCAGCTTACCGTGTCGAGCCAGACCGAGATATGGATCGCCGTCTCCGGTGGCGTCGAGTGGGGCGGCTGCGAAGTGTGGGCGAGCGACGACGACGCGAGCTATCGCCGCGCTGGTGCGATTTACGGCGGGGCGCGGCACGGCGTGCTGTCTGCGGTGCTTGCGGCTGGCGACGACCCCGATGCCGCGCACACGCTGGCCGTCGACTTGACGGTGAGCCGTGGCGAGCTGGTGAGCGGTACGCGTGATGATGCCGACCGGCTGAACACCATCTGCTACGTCGATGGCGAATACATCGCCTACGAGACCGCGACGCTCACCGCTGGCAGCAAGTACGACCTGACCTACCTGCGCCGTGGCGCTTACGGCTCCGCGATCGTCGAGCATGCCGCCGGCGCAAAATTCGTCCGCCTCGACGACGCGATCTTCAAGCATGCGGTGCCGATCTCGCGCGTCGGGACGGCGCTCTACCTGAAGTTCGTCAGCTTCAATAAGTTCGGCGGTGGGAAGCAGGGCCTCGACGAGGTGCCGGCCTACACGTACATCATCCGCGGCGATGCGTTGAGTTCGCCGCTGCCGAACGTCCAGGACCTTGCGTCCAACTACGTGGCAGGGATCACGCGGCTGCACTGGGGCGCGGTGTCGGACTTCCGCGCGCCTATCGATTACGAGGCGCGGTTCGGCCCCAGCTGGGCCGGCGGCACGATCTACGGCCGCACGCCTCTGCCCGAGCTGCCGA